GCAAAAGAAAAACCTAATTATGAAACCATTAAGCGTGACGCTCATCTTCAACAAGCATTCGACTTTGGCGACACCATCGATTGCTTCTGCACGGATTGATCATGAGTTGGATTAAGTTACACCGTAGACTGCTCGATTCCGACGTGTTCAAGAAGCCGGATCACCTCAAGATTTGGACCTACCTTTTGCTGAAGGCATCTCATTGTGGAAAGACCTTCAAGCATGGTGATCAGACTATTCAGATTGAGCCTGGATCTTTCGTCTCCGGACGCCAAAAAATAGCCGAGGAAACAGGCTTTTCAGAGAGCAAAATTAGGCGGTTTTTAGAGGCAAAAAAAGCGACCAACAAAATCACCATCAAATCGACCAAGCAGTATAGCATCATAACCATCTGCAAATACTCGGATTACCAGATTGATGAGAAAGAAACCGACCAACAAAAAGACCAACAAACCGACCACAATCAAGAATATATAAATATATTAAAAACTACTAACGTAGTTTCTAATATTGTCGGAAAACCAGCCAAGAAACGATCTCAAAAAGAAACCGGAAACGATCCTCATTTCGAGGAATGGTGGAGCAAATATCGAAAGGCTTCTGCTTCTCCAGAAGGATCTAAAAAAAAGGCTGCACTTCAGTACGAAATCTGCTCACAAGATTTCTCGCCAGATCAGATCAACGTCGCTACCAGACACTACCTCATCGAGTGTCGAAAAGCCGGTTACTCAACCAAACATGCCTACGGCTTTCTTCAGCCGGATCTCATCAAACAATACCAGGAGGAACCAACCAACCTAACCGATCCACCCAAACAGGAATCATTCCTAGATCAACAATACAAGAGGATTCATGGAACAGAATCACCAAAAGCAGGAAGCATTACTCCAAGGCTTGAAAGCGTGTGAAATAAACTACAAAGCACACACGTCCAAGCACGGAACTACAACCGAGCAGGAATTCAATCTCTGGCTCTCAGAACTCCAGGACATGTCGCCTATCAAGATTGCTCAGTCCTTCAAGCTCCATCTCCAAAATAGCGCATTCTTTCCAACTATTGCCGACATCCGAAATGCCATCTCAGAACATCGACGTGCCAAAGCAGCCGACGAATGGAACACCAACGTCAAAGCACTTCCGGCACCAGATAAAAAACCAATGCCGATGAAGGCAAAGATCACACTGCTCAAGCTCATGGATGAAGCACGGAAAGATCCCAAAGTTCAGAAGGCAGAACGACGAAAAGAATCTGCTCTCAAGGTCAAAGAAACCTACGGCGGACGGCATGAAAGACCTCGAAACCAAAACCGGCGTGAACATATTCCGATGTCCCAGGATGAACTTGATCGCATCTTCTACGGTAATAATTACGGCAGTAGCTCTTGAGGTGATCTTGACTTCACGATGATCGCAATAATATCCTCATGCTTCCTGTTCGTCTTTCCAGTGCGTCAGTTCCTCATGGCTGGCGCACGACCACACAAACCACAAGAAACATGGGACGACCACGGTTTGAAATAACTCCCGAAATACTCGAAAAAACTGAGCGTTTAGCTGCTCAAGGTCTCACTCAGGTGCAGATTAGTGCATGTTTGGGGATCAAACCTGAGACTATATCTCGCAAGAAAAGAGCTTTCGATCAATTCGATCAAGCCATAAAGTTTGGCAAGGCAAAAGGCGTCGGAACCATTACAAATGCACTGTTTGAAAGCGCCGTGAAAGGTTCCGTTCCGGCTCAAATCTTCTACCTGAAGAATCGAGATCAGGAAAATTGGAGTGATGTTCAGGCGCACAACGTCTCCGTTGTCGCCAAATTGAGCGATTCTCAGTTGCTCGATGAGGTTAGGAGCGATCCCAAGCTGATCGAGGCGCTGGAAACGTCTGTCGCCGGTACGAAATCACCGGAAATGCTCACGGAATTGTAGACATTCTGTAGACATCGGCCTTGCATGGAAGCACAAGCGGTTGATATCATTGACGAAAAGGTGACAGAGCAGTCGATTGCAGATAGACCAGTCTTACGTAAAAGGCGTGAATCTGATGACGCCATGATAATCGATAGCTGGCTCCGTTCAGGTCTGCAATACCCGATCTTCACGGCGGAATGCGGACGACCCCCCATCCGCCTCCGGCCACCCCCGGGCCTCCTTCTCTCTCAAAACCGCACATTCCTCCAAAAAATGCTCCCATCCACCTCCGTCGCCGTCTTGTGCGACCCAGAGGACTCGGATCACATCATCGGCTGGATATGCTATGAGGAGGACTGCCTGCATTTTATTTTTGTGAAGTACAACTTCAGGCGTCTTGGATTTGGCAATGAGTTGATGGAGAAGGCGGATTTACCGGAGGAGTGCGAGGTAAGTTGGCGGACGCCTGCGTTGAATTTTTTTAAAAAATATATTTGGACCTGGAATCCTTATCGGAGTTGGAGGTGATATGAAAATAGGACGAGTACAGTTTCGGAAACCGGTGAATGTACCGCATTACAATACATTTGAAGGATTGATGTGGAAGGATCACCGTCATGAGTTGGACATGAATTTTGAAGATGGCTGGCTGGTGATCAGAGGAATGCCTGAGAAGTTAAAAGGCCGGATGGTGGAGGTGATGGTACCTGAGAGTAACATTGCCGGTATGTTGACAATGGAAGCAGAATTGGAGTGGACGAAGGAAGATGAGCGCAGAAAAGCCGAAGAAGAGGCCAGACATAAGAGACAAGAAGAGAGGAACAAGGAGAGAGAGGATGCACGATCTCAACCTGGATCCTCAGACGAGAGCACTGCTTCAAAATCTGGTAGCAAGAAAGCGGTTAAGAGAGGCGGAGGAGCAAAAGCTTCAAAAGGTGTCGGAAAGGCTAAAGGAAAGCTTATTTGACCGTCAGTTAGAATTTTTTGAGAGTGACCGTAGGAAGAAATTAGCAAGGTGTAGTCGGCGAGCAGGCAAGACGCATTTAAGTGCAGTGATCTTGTTATGTGCAGCAATCCAGTATCCGGGTTCGTTGGTGCCTTACATCACGTTATCGATGAAGAATGCGAGGCGTATTTTGTGGACGACGCTGCATCAGTTGGATGTGGAGTTTGGCGTTGGCCTGGAGTTCCGTGCCAACGATTTGACGGCAACTTTAAGCAATGGTTCACAGATCATTTTGGCAGGCGCAACGGATTATGAAGAGATCCAGAAGTTGAGAGGTCCGAAGTATGGTGCCGTGATCTTGGATGAACTTCAGTCGATGAAAACTTCCGTCTGCCGGACCTTGGTGGCAGATATTTTGGAACCGGCAACAATGGACTTGGACGGAACCATCTGTGCGTTTTTCACACCATCAGCAAGTGCATCAGGCTATGCGTTTGACATTGATCACACGGAGGATGCATGGGAGCGTTTCCACTGGACCATGTTAGAGAATCCGCATTTACCGAAGGCAAAGGAATGGTTGGAGGAGAGAAAGCACGAAAACCGCTGGACAGAGGAGACACCGGTGTACCGACGTGAGTATCTTGGCGAATGGATTCATGACACTGAGACGCTGGTGTACAGTTATGATTCTCGGAGGAACATGTGTGATCCTCTGCTTGACGGTATTCTTACCGATTTTGTTCTCGGCATTGATCTCGGCTTTGTGGACTCGACGGCGTTTGTCATGCTCGGATTTTCAGAAGGATCTCCAGACGTGTATGTGGTCCATTCAGATAAGGTTTCTGAACTTACGACGGAGGATATTGCAAGGAAGATTCATGCACTGGTTCAGAGGTTTGAGCCGGTGAGGATTGTTGCAGACTCAGGAGGCCTCGGAAAAATGATTGTGGAGGAGTTGAACAAAAGGTACGAGTTGTCCGTCTGGCCTGCCGAGAAGTCGAAGAAGCTCGATCACATTCAGTTGATCAACTCCGATTTTACCAACGGCAGGATCCTGATTGAGGACACGGTTTCAACAGAACCTCTGAGAGATGAACTGAGCCTCCTGGAATGGAACCTCGCAGAGAAGGAAAAAGGACGGTACATCGAAAGAGATGATCTGGAGAACCACTGCACTGATGCAATGCTCTACGGATGGCGTGAGTGTATGCACTACCTCCACCGGACGGAGAAGCCTCAACCGATTCATGGCAGTCCTGAATATTTTGAAAAATTTGAGAAGGAACTAGAAGAAGAGTGTCTGAGGAATGTTGAGGAGGAGGAAGAGCCTGAATGGTATGAAGTCGATTACACGGATCAAGTCTATCCAATCTGAGTCATGGCAAAGAGGCAACAAGAACGATACCGGCGGATGAAGGTCACGAAGCCTCGTGATGTCTCCGCAAAAGCAATCGGCAAGTCTCTAGTTTCCGGATCTCTAGGAATGGGAGGTGATTTTGCTCAGTTGGGAATGATGGCACAACCTGGAGCAATGATGTCGCCTACGGTTAGAAAGGCAGCCGACAAGATGCCTCTGACCTCGGAGAAGATTGCTCAAAGCATGGGTGTGGATACAGATTCACCGGAATTTCTAGCAAGTGCTTTAGCGCCTGGACCTCCAGGTTCATCTTTGGTGAAGATGGCAAAAATTGGAGCAGCCGGTAAAAAAATGGCACTTAGTCTTCCTGCTTTGAGTGGGATCATGGTTCGGAGTGAATCCAAAGCAATCAAGGCAGCAGAGGCAATGGAGAAGGCAGGAAAGTCTCCAGAGGAAATCTGGTCTTCACTTGGAATCTACCGAGCGCCAGATCCGACCGAGAAAGGTCCGTGGTTATCAGAAATATCCGATGTGCCGTTGAAGATCAAAACGGAAAATCTGAAAACACTAGATGAGGTCATTAAAGAAGATTTTAAGGTGACTCCGATCTCCTATGTTGGTCCAGAAGACAGTTTTAGTGCATACGGCAAAGCTTCTGAAGTCATTGACCATCCGGAACTTTTCAAAAAAATGCCTGAACTAAAGGATATTATTGTCCAGGTAGATCCTTATGCGGAAGGAATTCGTGGTGCTTATCGTCAGGACAAGGTCAAGATTACAAGTCCTGAATCGATACAAAATAAAAATGTCGTAACCATTGCCGGACCAACAAAACGGATGCACTTAATGGAGTCTCAAGAGAATCTTGCAAGATTTGAAGCGGAACTCCAAAAAACAAAGGAAGTTCTCGCAGAGATGCTTGATTCGGAAAGTGGTCCATTTGGTCCAGTGACGTTTCCTGAAAAATACAGGAACATGAGCAGAGAGGAAGTCTTTGAGGAAGCAACTCGAATCCGTGAAAAGACTCCGGTGATAATTGATAGAACTGTAGAGGAACAAAGCCTCATTACGCTGAATGAAGTGATGAGCGAAGTAGACCGGTTACAGTCTCAAGTCAATGCACAAAAGAAACTTGTAACTGATCTGGAATCTGGGCCTCTTGCCATTAAGGAACCGGAATTTACTCCTGAGATGGAGTCAACTATGGCACATGAACTTCAACATGCCGTCCAGCACGTTGAGGATCTTCCAAAAGGAGGAAGTCCTGAGTCCATGCAGTGGTTGTCTGAAAAAGCCATCAAACATGCTGCCAAGAAAAAAGCAGGCAAGGATGTTGCCACGCTTCATGTGGCAAAAGAGAATTACAATGAGTTGCTTCAGGAAGTTCAGGTGCTAAATGATTTGGATTATCTCCAAAAACTACAGAAATACATTTATTCTGATAATCCAACAAGAAATGCAAGTTTTATCCGTAACAATGGAATCCTACAGACCAATGACTTTGCAAACAAATTAGGATCTCCACCAAAGAAGCATAAAAAATACGAATATGGTGAATGGCTTAGAAATGCCGGTCGGATGCTTCAGGATAAGGTCATGGAAAAGTACATGGACCCAAATGCATCAACTTCTCATGGTGCATTGAGTCGTGCCGACCGTGTGTTTTTTGAATTGGCAGGAATGGAAAAAACGGATGAAGCACAAAATCTGTTTGATGTTGATGTTTTAAGATTTAGAAAAGACGAATACAAAGCCATGCAGGAGGCGCAGAATCTTCCTCCAGATCCTGCCGTTATTGAAAACTTCAATAAACAGATCAGTGATGCAGAAGGAAAATCCAAACAGACTGTCAATTTATTTAGACGTGCCGTCAATAATGCCTCTGCATTAGGATTGGATTACAATAAAATTCCTGAAAACCAAGTAAAAAATGCCATCAATCGGCGTCGAACGAAGATGAAAAATCTGTCTAAGGATTATGGCATTTACACCGACATGGAACGTGAATTGAGAAAAATGTCGGAAAAACTGATGCGTGAAGGATCTGGTGCAGAATTTGAGGCATACCAGAGGCTGGCTGGAGAAGCAGAAGCAAGGCTTGTTCAGGAAAGATTGAAACTCGCAAAATCTTCCAGTGATGAAGCATCTCAGTTGCCGACTAAATCCTATGATGTTCCTATTGATGAACTTCTATATTTGCCACAAAACAATCCGGTGAGAAAAATCAAGGCAAAACAAGCATCTCAGCAAATACTTCAAGAAGCAACACCATGATCCGTCCATCACTAGATCAAATTAAAGACCTGACCGTCTTTCTAAAAGACAAGAAAGTAGCACGTTTTTCCGGCCTCGGAATCGAGGTGGAATTTATGCCTG